ATGATAAAAAGTTCAGAATTTCATCGCCAGTTAATCAAACGCGGAAAAAGGCGTGGATGGCATTGGGTTCAAGGAGAAGGTGACGGAAGTCATCGGATTTATGAAGACAAAAATGGGATACGTTACCCGGTCCCGTATCATGGAAGTAAAGAAATAGGCGAAGGCCTGAGGAAAAAAATCATTAAGGATATGGAGCTGGAATAAGCTCCTTCCTTGATGTTTAAATATAAGCTAAATAGAGCTGCAAAACATAAAACCTACATGGCTATGTTTACTATTAATGTTACAATTGAAAAAGGCGCTGATTTATTTAGTGCCTGGGCTGAAAACATCCCTGGAATTTATGGTGAGGGAGAATCAGTAAAAGAAGTAAAGGAAGATATTCTAAAAGCTATTGCCCTATTTAAAGAGCATAATGATGAGAAGAACATTCCTGAAGAACTCAAAGGTGACTATAACATTGAATGGCACTTTGATGTACAGTCATTTTTACAGTATTACAGCGGAATCTTTACCAAAGCCGCTTTAGAGAGAATTACCGGTATCAATCAAAAACAATTAGGACATTATGCTTCTGGTTTGAAAAAACCACGTAAGGCACAAGTTGAAAAAATTGAAACAGCCTTACATAATTTTTTTGATGATATGCGTATGGTACATCTGGTATAAATTATTTTTAGGTCACTGTTTAATTCAACACTTTACTTTGACTGAAAAATAGGAGGAGCCTCTTTACAGGCTCCTTTTTTTATCCATTTCTTTGTCTGATTCTGAATATTTTGTAAGTTTGTGACTATTAAAATAATAATAAAAATTATAGTTATGGGCAAAATAAAAACAGCAAAAAGACAAACTATTTGGAATGTTATCAATATCAAATCACGCGGCATTCAAACCCCACAAACCTATATCCATGCTTTTGAATGCTTGAAAGAACAAGACCCCTTGATTCAATTAAGAGGTAATCGACACATGAGTATTAAATCCATGTCTCAAGCCTCATATATAGAAAAAGAAGGGTATCCCCGATCCATTCTTGTAAAATTAAGTGCATACGACATATTAGATTCTGACAAATTTTATAATAAAAGAAGCAAAGAAAATGTATCTTTGTATTTAGACCCTGACATTGTTGCCAATGAATCTGAAATAGAACTTATTTTCGTTCCTAAGATTCATCGCTTTGCAATGCCAAAAAGCAGTAAGATTTCTTTGAAAAATGTGCTAAAATACTTCCAAGAAGCATTGGATAAGACAATGGGAGCCAATAGTTTTGATGTAACCATTGTAAAAGATAAAGACGTTATACAACGTATTTTTTCTTCTTATGCCATTTATTCAATTGAAGCAGATCTCACCTACTCTAATCGGGATCCATCCCAGAATTTTCAAGCTGTGTTTGATCAAAAGATTAGAGAAATGAATCCGATTCAGTTTAAAATGAACATAAAAGGGACAAAAGACCAGCCATTGGAAGCTCCATCAGACGGATTAATAGAAGCCGCTGCTAATATGTCTGAAAGTAATGGATATATTAAGGCTCGTATTCGTGAACAAGAAGGTGGGAAAGTTACAACTATTAATACAGAACGTTATCCTTTAAATATGCAAGTGAATAACGCTGGAGATGATATCTATACTGCTACTTATAATGAACTAATAAATAGATTTGGCAACGAACCAACAGAGCATGAGTAATAGAAATAGTTTCTTTGGATGGCCGGCTGTCTTTCAGCTTTACACGCTGAAAGACTTTTTAAAAGATTCTATATATCCGGTCATATTCTCTGCTATTGTAATGACTTTAAGCATAATCTGTGATATTGAATCTTACACCCTCTTAGGTAAGACTCTAAATATCGGACTAACCATTGTCCCCGTTATGCTTTCATTACTTATAGCAGCTTATGCCATATTACTATCTATGTTCTGCTCAAATACAGGAAAAACAATAGCAAATCAAAATGGAGGAAAAGAATTACTGGATGAGCTCAACTCAGATTTCGCCACAAGTATTTTCGCTTCTTTCATAGGAATCCTTTTCTTTATTGGCGGATCATTAATTCACCAACTAAAATTTGATTTTATATACGCTGATTTCGTCAATTATATTGCTCTTTTTTTATCGGATTACCTGCTGTTTTTTTCTGTCTTCATTTTAAAAGATTTAGTTATTGGTATTTTTAATATTGGGCGAGTTGCTACACATTTTCAAGAATAAAAAATTATAGAACTCAAGATTTCTTTATTTACTATGGATGAAGGGTATATGTATATGAGTTTACCATTACATATAGAAAAAGATAGAAAACTATTGATTATAGGTAATGGTTTTGATTTGGATTTGAATTTAAAGACAGGTTATGACCATTTTATTTCGAGCCATTTTTTTATGGATCATGTAACAGGTCCCGTGAATCTTGATGAATTACATTTAGGAAAAATACATGTTAGTATATTCGATTACTTATATACTATAAAAACAATAAAAGGATGGATAGATGTAGAAACAGAACTAGCTAAATTAGCGTCTATCAATATTGTTACTATAAAAAAGAATAACGGAAAAGATATTACAAGAAAGCCTAAAGCTACTAATATAGAAATTGATTCATTTGAATTACTAAGATTATCACTAACTGAATATTTAAGGAATCTGGATTATAATGATATTAATACATCAAGCACAGCTTTAAGATTAATAAGTAAAATAAAGCATGATCAAAAATTCGACATCGTAACATTCAATTATACTAATATAAACCGATTAGACAAATTTGTAGGTAGTATCAACAATCACATTAGCTATATCCACGGGGAATTACATACAAACAATGATAAGCTAAAAGATGATACTTCTATTATATTAGGATTTCAAGATGATATAGATATAGATGATAGTTTTTGTTTCATGATAAAATCGCATAGTCCCTACTATAAATCATGTAGACTAAAATTTTTATTACAATATGCATCTGAAGTTATATTTTTTGGTCACTCTTTAGGAGCATCAGACTATCCTTATTTTGCTGATTTCTTCCAAGGACTTTGTGAACCTAAATCTGATGGTTTCAAGAAAGTAAGAATTTTTACACGCGATGAACAATCAAGGCAAAATATTCTAATACAGTTAAGAAATATGAATAACAAGCAAACACAAATGTTATACGAGTATAGCGATTTTGATATTTATAGAACTTCAATGGATCAAGACAAAATTGACAATTACCTTAATTTCGAATTGTAACAATTAATAGTTTAAGACCATCATCAATCTCACCTAGCTATTTCACATTTACCTGAACTTGTCTATTGAACATTCTGTATAAACATGATGAATCCCAAAAATCATCAAAAAATATAGTATAAAGAATTTTCCTAAACTAAAATCAGCTTTTAATTATGGATGAGAAAAATAGAGAAATAACTAAAACAAAAGAATACAATTATCTATTATGGACTATAATAGTTGTATTATCTATAATGCTAATTAATTTGTTTGCACAACAAACGTGTAATAATGAGGCATTTGTTGATCAGGTATCTTTTGCATCTACAATATCTTCTATAATACTCTCTGTTATAGCAATAATTATGACCGTCGTATCAAATGATTCGATAAGTTCATTATTACATAAAGTAAGAGACTTGCATGATAATATAAAAGAAATTCCTTCGGATATAAAAAAGACATCTAATGAATTAAACAATTCTGTTCAGCAATTACATTCTTTAGAAGATAAATTAAATAAAATCCCAGAGAAATTAGAATTGACTCAATATACTATTAATCAAAGTATTGAAAGATTAAAATACATACTAGATGATGTAAAGATAAAAATAGAAGGGATAGATCAAAAAACTGAAAAATTCCATGAAAAACTATTACATCTTCCTGAAGTTGACAAATCGTCTTTTATTGAAACAAAAATCAGTGAAGAGTTTATAGGAAAATTTATCGAAAGGTTACCATTAGCTGCTGTTATTGCAATTTATATTTGCATTTCTGCAAATAAAAAGAAAAAGATTGTTCAATTACAAGAACTTTTAAATTATATTGGACTCTTAGCATTCATGGAATATATCTCTACTGTTATTCTCATTTTTAATGCTTTAGAACTGATTGAAGTAGAACAATATGTTGGTTCTTGGAAAGTATTAAACATCAACAAATCTGTTGAGATATTAATTATTAATAGAATGGTAGAAATAAAAGATTCTATAAAAGACAAGATTGACAATTACTGGGAATGTAATTCGACTACAATTGAAAAATAAATTATATGTTTAATAATAAAAATATTTAATTATGGATTTATACAAATTAGGTGATGGATTACAGCAATTATATCATAACAATATATGTAACTTTTATATAGGTAATAATAAAACTATCTTGATATCTTTCATTGAAAATTATTATAACAAAAGAACATTCATATTAACGTTTAAACTTAATGGTGATGTTGTTATTGAAGAATCTCAGAAAGAAAGTATTAATATTCTTTACGCTCATTATCATATTACAAATAATAATCCTTCAAGTATAGATAAAGCATTTGATAATGCAGTTCAGGATATTATAGATAAAATACAGCAAGCGTATTTATCAAGTCATGAATCTCATTAAAACTTTAATATAGTATTATTTTGAATTATATCTTTAGCGGAAGCCAGCAAAAAAGCTTCCGCTTATTTTACATCATCTACATTCTTCTATAAATCTAGGTTACGAAAAACTTAAACTAAATAAGTCGTTATGATTTGGATAATATTCATTGCAGCACTGGTCGGACTTGTATTCGTATCATATCTTAAAAAAACAGAGAGAAGTTCATTCTCAAATATAGACAATAAAACAAACACTACGAATGATTATAGAAGTAATACTCTATCATCTGATTGTACCTCTAATACGCAAAAAGCTAAAGAAATACCTTCCACTGCAAAAAAAGTGAATTTTGCAGTGAAGGGTACATCCTATCGCTCTCAAGCCGATATTAATGCAGCAAGAAATGTTCGAGTAGGTGATGAACTTACTTTAATTCATGAAGCATATAATGATTATGACTCATTTGCAATGATGGTATTAACTTCCGATGGGCATCATATTGGTTATGTAGAAAAAAAGTATTCCATGTGCTTCTTTGCATATAAGGACAAAATATATAAATGTATCGTATCTAAAGTAACTAATGACAATGTACCATTTATATATGCAAATGCTTTTCTGCCTTTTGATGCACGTGTTCCAGACGATGACTTAAAAGTTCAGAAGATGACATCTAAAGAAGGGCAATACATAGGCAATGGAGTAACTGTCAAGATTACTACCGAGCGTAGCCTTGCCCATGAAGCCAACCCCGATTTGGAGTTTGCTGAAAAATTAAAATATAGTGAGCCTGAAAAAGCCGTTGAGATATTTTTGTCATGCGCTGCAAATGAATCTGGACTGTATTCTTTACACCAGGCTTGCTTTTGCTATCGTAAAATGAAAGCCTATGATAAAGAAAAAGAACTGATACAGCAGATTATTGCAGTATGTAAAGACGAAGGCAAAGAAGAATACATTCCTGAATATGAATCACGGCTAAAATCTGTAGAATATTACATCAAGAAACAGAATGAAAAAGGAGAACTGGACAAAGCGTATTCTCTCCAAAAGGAAGGCAAATATAAAGAGGCACTTGACCTTTATCTTTTTTACTTCAATAAAGATAAGTTTGTTTTAAACTTAACTGACAGAATCATCCAATGCTATCGGAAGTTAAATGACAAATCAAATGAAACAAGGATGCTTGAATATGCTCTAAAAAATAAACTTTCAGAATCAAACAAACTAAAATATGAAAAAAGATTAGAGAAACTGAAACAAGAGCAATAAAACTTTAGGCTATCTTTAATTTCATTGATACGCTTTGCTATTTATGAATAACAAGAAAAATTAATCACACTCAGTACTCCTTAACCAGTACCGCAGTACTTCCCTGAAAGTACTGGAGTACTCCCTATGTAGTACTGGAGTACTTCTTCGGAAGTACTGAGAAATGATTGAAAGGCTCTATAAAAAGCGGAAACCATAAAAAGTTTCCGCTTTTTCTTTTGCCATTCCAAAATAAATCCTCATATTTGCAATGTCCTACATTTTGAGAAAGGCGAGATGGCTCGCCAAATAACTTTGCTGCGGGCATTTTTTATGCCCTTAGCTTTGGCTATATAAACTTTTGGTTCCGACCCCCGTGTGGAGCGTTAATGCGCCCACTGCCTTTCTCAAGGTGTAGGACAACGGGAAAGCGGAACCTTTTTTGTTTCCTTTCCCGTAATTAACCAACATATTGTTTCATTTTAAATGTCCTACAAAAATGAAAAATCAAATTGTCCTGCCTGCAAACCAGGCAAAGCAAAGCCGTATATCGTTATGGCTTAACCGTGAAAATGTATTGTTCTCCTCCATCATGGAAGAGAAAGTTTCCAACCGCCAGGCTGTGCTTATTTCTCAAGCACTGGCTTCTTTCTGTATCCTAACCTGTTCCGTATTCACCCATTGGCTGGCCGCCATTGCCTGCCTCTGCTGGTTTGCCTGTTCCATCTTACTTTGCAAGAAAGGAGGCTTACGATGAATGAGTCTTCACAGCAACCTATATTCCGTGTCGATAAATACCAAGCATACGAAGAGGAAGCGGTACTGTTCGAACAGTACAGTATTCTTATGTACGGAAGTGAAAAACTATGCTGCACCCGCCCCGAAATGGAGCAGCTCAGTAATTTAATTCAACGCGCTTTAAACGACAGAAAGGAGGCAGAACATGGCAACCGATAAAATCAAGTTCGACAAATATATTCTTCTCCGCTACTTCCAGGAATATCTTCCAGTAGATAAGGAGAGCGACAGTGTTATCTACAAGACATCCCAACAGATTCAGGATGAGCTGTCAGACATGGCAGAAATCAGCATCAACCAGATTGCCGCTACCCTGGTAGAGTTAAATTACAAACTCACCATCGGCCCCGACGGACGACCGGCATGGATGATGCAGCGCAGATAGACTGCAAGTTTTTAGATGATTACATTTTTTCTACATTTATATCGAGGTGTGGCGTCGTGAGGACGCTGCACCTTTTGTCTTTTTACCCCTTTCCGGAGCCGGGTATCTTTGAGAAAAACAAAGAATTATGCTCACTATTCCACAAGATATACCCGATTTCGTCCTGTCCTCACAGCTGGACAACTTCACAATCAGCGCAGACAAAAGGGTAACCTTTGTGCTGAAGCAAGCAAATACGGTCATTCTGCAAGAAACCTATACTCAGGATGCCAACAACCAGATACACATTCTTGATTTGTTTTCCCTCATGGAGCCTTACCTTATCGGTTCACCGATGCTTCAGTTCAGCTACGAGGTATCCGCTTCCAGTGAAACCACCATCAGCAAGACCTTCACGGTGCTGTTATGCCGTCCCATCATCCCCTGCAGTGGAGTAGATTTCGTGACCAACTATTTCCTGACGCCCTTAGCCGGGCGTGACAAAATAACCTCTTTCAACCGCACAGAAACCCTCTATCTTACTACCGGAAGTTTGTCTTCAGGCGGTACGACTATTCCCGTGACGGCAGAATGTGTCTTTGTCAACGACCAGAACCAGCTTCTCAAATCCACGCGTTCACTGGGCAATGTGGCCGACTACGGTATCCGCTCCATAGACGTATCCCCTTCCCGATTTACCCAGTCCGGCTACCGGCTGTTGCGGTACACCATCCTGGCCGGCGCCCGGAAGCAGACTTTCCGCGTAGACCAGGACGAACCGGAATCCGTTGGCCTGAAGTTCCGGAACTCGTTCGGATGCGTCGAGACATTCTACTTTGTGGGCGGAGATACGGTAGAGCCGGAACTGACCCGGAGTGCAGCTTACTTCGCCGGGCAATACAAGAACTATTACGTAGACGAGCAGCGCAAGCACACACTCAATACAGGTTACATCCCCGAAGGTATGTTCAACCTGGCCGACGATGTGGCAAGAGCTACCGAAATCTGGCTGATGGATGAATCCGGCGACATTCCGATAACCATCACCGAAAGCAATACCAGCCGGAGCGATGAAGATGACGGACTGTTTGCTTTCACTGTTTCCTACATCTTCGCATCCCGGTACCAGCAGCGGCTCCGTCTGCTTCCGGACATTTTCGACGACTCATTCGATGACACATACAATTAAAGCCTATGAACGTAATACATATCAAAGACGCATTAAGGCTGCTCGAGTCCGGGCAGCCCTGCAACCTGAAGCTCTGGAAACTCAGCACAGGTGACATTCTGGAATACAAAGGCGCGGTGTGCGTCAGCTCACACTGGCGACAGGGGCTCCATCGGGTTCGCCTTCCGGCATCCGGCTTAATTCGTTCCTTCCGCGACATATCCCTTTTCGAAATTAACAACATGACAATTTACCTTTAATATGGACAAGACAATCCTGCAATACGACGGCGACTTCATGCCTGGTGAGATATTCGACATCGAGGTTTCCAACGTGGCCACCGAAATGGCTTCCGTAGAAGACAGCAGCCTGGTATTCGATGAAGATGCAAATGTAAAGACTACGCCTGTTCCCGGACGGAAAGGCATGGCGTATGTCAATTTCGGTGAAGACAACCAGCTTCCGTTTAATATCATCAAGATGATAGGCATCGACGAAGTGATGAGCCAAAACAAGCTGTTCAACGTCATCACCTGTTACGGTGCCGGACTGAAGTACATGGACGTAGACACCAGACAGCCGACAACCCATCCCGAAATCAAACGCTGGCTGATTCACAACAGCCTGCCGCTATTCCAGCTCGAGCAGGCTACAGACATGAAGTATTTCTTTTTCTGTGTGTCGGTCATCATTCTTTCCAGGGACGGCAAAAGAATCAACCGGCTCATTCACAAAGAGGCCTGCTACTGCCGTTTTCAACAGGCCAGAAGGGGCAAAATCAATCACGTGATTTATGCCAATTTCCGCGAAAACGCTTCACTTCGTCCGGAAGACTACGAAGTCATCCGTCTGCTGGATCCGCGCGACCCGCTGGGCGACCTGATGGTACTCATGGGGCGTGAACCAGGGCGCGATGGCGAAACAAGAGTCCGTACTGAAGACCGTAAATTCGCTATCCTTGTGCGCTTCCCCACCCCTGGCTTCCAGTATTACCCCATCCCCTACTACACCAGCATTTTCCGGGGCGACTGGTACGACATCAAGCGACTGATTGGGAAGGGCAAGAAAGCGAAACTCCGCAACCATGCCAGCGTAAAGTACCAGGTCGAAGTACACAAGGACTACTGGAGTAACATCTGTGCGGAAGAGCATATTACCGACCCGCTGAAAAAGATGGAACGAATCAAAAAGGAGAAGGAAAACATCAAGAACTTTGTTTCCGGAATAGAAAACAGCGGCAAGGTTTGGATAACCGGATACTACATCGACCCGAATGGCCGTGAAGTCCGGATGGTACGCATCAATGTGGTGGAGACCGGCAAGGAAGGCGGCGACTGGAGCGAAGACATCCAGGAAGCCAGTAACATCACCTGCTACGGAGACAACATCCATCCCAACCTGGTAGGTGCCACACCAGGCAAGGGACAGAGTAACAACTCCGGCTCAGACAAGCGCGAGCTGTTCACGCTCAAGCAGGCACTGGAGATTCCTTTCCACGACCTGATGAACATTCCGCACAACATCGTCATCGAGTACAACGGATGGAGTGAGAAGGTGTATCCGGATGTGCCCATGGTGCTGCTCACCACCCTTGACCAGAACACCGACGCCAAACAAAAGACAGCTTCAGACCTTGAAAACAAATCCTAAAACGAATCAATATGGCTATCACATTTTCACAAGAGATTTTCGAGAAGATTTGTTCCTCTGCCACCAATTCCACGGCAGAGGTGTATGATATGATTGCTCCTCACCTGGACGACACGCTTCAAAGCATCAACTGTGTGCTGCTGGGTGATATGGCAGACAAATTAGATACTGTTCCCGGACTCGAGCAGGCGGTCACAAAGCTGGTTTGTCTGCGTACCTATCAGGAACAGATACCACAACTCGACCTGGTACTGACCCCCACCGGCTTCGGTGTGGTGTCTAACCAGAATCTGGCCCCGGCTTCAGCCGACAGAGTAAAGAACCTGCTGCAGCAAGTCACCAACGCAACCGAAGATGCCTACGACCGATGCCTGGAGCTGCTGGTCGGTACCAGCTGGGCAGATACGGCACAGGCCCGTATCAACATCCCGAACCTGATGTATACAGCCAAACAACTGAAAATGTACGTTGATTTTCCTTCAGCAGACGTACACCGTTCCAAACTGCTCGAGTTCCGGACAAAGATGTACCAGGCAGAAGAAAAGATACGGCAGCACGTGTCGGCCGAGTTCTTCGACCACATCCTCGAGCAGGCCCGGCACAATGCATTCACCAAAGAAGAGTCTGCCATGGCCGACTACATGTGCAAGTTCATCGGCTTCTGCATCGCAAAGAACTGGTCGGCAGCAAAGAGCATGCTGGAACGCATTGAGAACTACGCAGAATCCAAAGTAGAGGTATTCACCAGCTACAAGGACTCCGAAGCCTACAAAGTCAAACATTTCCAGACTTATCAGAATGAAAAAGATGATTCCACATACTTTTGGGGGTAGAATCCTCGACTTCCGGTTCCCCACTTCCTGGCAGCAGCTCAATCAGGAACAGCTTCGGTACGTATTCCTGGTCATCACCCTGTTTTCTCCGGTCAAGGCTAAGACTTACGTCTTCATGCGCTTCACCGGAATCCGTGTCCGGAAGCGAGTGAAAGGAGGATGGCTCTGTACGTTCCGCCTGAACTGGCGTAAGAAACTGAGGTTCATCCTTCAGGACTGGCAAATACGCAGCTTCCTCCGGCAGATTGATTTCATCTCCGAACCCAACGCTTATCCCGTCCGGCTGGACAGAATAGGAGGTCGGTATGCCATCGATGCAATGCTGCACGGCCTGAGTTTCGAAGATTACCTTTGTTGTGAGAACCACTACCAGGGCTACCTGTATTCGCAGGACGTTTCCCAGCTCAAAGCCCTATATGGTTTCCTATACAAGAAGAAACTGGGTGCCAGAGGCTCACTGAAAGCCGCCTTTTCCCGCATCAAGGAGTACGAACTGATTTCCGTATTCCTATGGTGGGGAAGCATCAAACTGTACTTCGCCTCCCTTTTTCCCCATTTCTTCCAGCCGTTCCACCAGAGGACCGACGCTGATCAGCCGGAACTGCCCGACCTGCTGGGCGCGATGAACGCCCAGATCCGGGCACTGACCGGCGGCGACGTGACGAAAGAAAAGGAAGTACTGCAGATGGACTGCTGGCGGGCCCTGACCGAGCTGGACGCCAAAGCACACGATATTCAAATTCTAAAATCAAAACAAAATGGACACAAATAAATTCTTTGACGGCCACACCTATTTTAAAGAACTGACCGAAAAGAATAAGCTGGCCAAAGCCAACTCATTCTTTCCATGTTCCTGCAGCGGTATCAATTCGCTCCAGGATGTACTCGACAATTTCCGGAAACAATCTGCTTTCGTCTGCGTCGATGACACCAACGACGCAGCCACAGAGCAAATCGGAGGCGGCTGGTTCAAGAAGCGCACCTTCACAGTATTCCTCCTGATACGTTACCGCTACGACGACATGACTGAACGTGCGGCAAAGCTGGACATCTGCCGGCAACTCTTTCGACAGTTCCATTCCCGCATGATCCGTGACAAATACATCTACGAAGACCTGGACTTATCCTTCCTGAATGTATCCCGCATCTACACCCGTGAGCTGGGTGAATACTTTATTTCCGGATGTACCGGCTTATACTTTATGGTCGAGCTGACCGAACCCACAGATTTATGTTATAAGGAGGACGAGTGGAATGGCTAGAGGATGGCATGGAATGAATACAGGGTGGCACAGCCTTGATTCAGAGAAGAAACGGCAAATGGCAGAAAATGCGACTCCTGAAGACCGTTTAAAATACATGAACGCCTGGTCGGAGATGATGGTAAACATTTGGCGTGAGAAGATAGAACGATTGCACGTAATAGACACCTATACTTTACATCGGCAAATCACTGAAAACGTAGCTGGATCAACCGACTTCGCAACCATACAGCACAAATTCATGGAGTACGGCATATACCAAGATTGTGGTACCGGAGTCGGATATAAGAAAGGTAATCAAGGTTATCTTGATGTGTTGAATTACAGCTATCGCGTCGAAAACAGGCTGGATGTCCCACGTAAAAGAGGCCCAGGTTGGGGAGGTGGATATACTTCAGGTGAAACAAGGTATCCTCGAGAATGGTTCTCACGTCCATATTATGCCTCAGTTATGGTATTAAAAGAACAGATGGCCTTCATGTATTCAGAAGAATTCTGTGGATTAATCGTTGACGCCATCCAATACAACGAAAGAGTAAGAGGAACATCGTTGAGAAACCGTCTTTGGGGTTCACATTGGAAAAATAAGAACAGGTATTCTTATTAATGTCTTTTTGTAGAATAACTCGGTAAGTTTACTTCGTAAAAAACTCAGAAATATGGCAACAAAAACATTCGAAGAATTAAAGCAACTGGCCATCCAGATCCGCGACGAAAAAACAAACAAACAGAACACAGCCACCCGTGTAGGCACGGCAATGCTGGAACACATAAACAAGCTCGAGCAGGATTACTATGACAAGACAACAATCAACAACCGAACAAGTGAGTATAACGTATCAATAAATCATCCGACTTCCGGTATATCCAGTTCAAACAAATACGACCTCTCAAGTGCGATTGCGCAAGTTCCGGCAGAACTTAGGACGGGTGGAGTGACTGTTAGTTTCCTGAATGAGTCCGGAGATACGGAGAAATGGGAGTTCAGCGGCGGTTCCTGGGCGGTTAGTAGCTTTGAGCAGGTCGGTGCAAATGAATTTTGTAAATTAGAAAAAGAAGCTATAGAATCTAATCTTACAAACAAATATGAGTTATTTAGAAATACGATAGGCTTGGGCTCTGTATTTAGTAGCAATTTATTTATAAAGGATGCGTTATCTCCATACACAGTAGATGAAAATGAAAAATTTACAGCTAGTACACTTTATGAGATATGCAGAGTTAAATTAGAAGCAGGGAAGACTTATTACAGATATATTGATACACAAAGAAATAGTTGGGCTTCGTCTAATTGTAGATTATTTGATGATACCGGTTTTTTGCAAGTATTTAATGGAGATACAATAACTGTTCCATCAGATGCAAAAAATCCTTATATATATCTTGCAGCACTTCAACGAGCAACAAAGGATAAATACATGTTTACAGAAGAAGCTGCTCCAGAATCGTATATTCCACCTGTGTCATACACTGCAATAAAAGATTTACAAAATTCGATTAATAATGTATCAGAAGAAATAGAAAATACTAACAATTCTATTAAAGAATTAGATTTAGTAACGGTAAAGAAAATTTTAACGAGGACGGATAACTTATTCAATCCAAATGATGATACTTATGTAGGTAAAATCATATCTGATACAGGTGTATGGACATCTAGTTCTTCTTACAACACAGTATTAATACCTTTAGAAGCTGGTAAAACTTATAAAAGATATTCTAAAGCAGGTACTTTAAGTGATTGGGCTGTTTCTAATATAAGAGTATTTGATAACAATGGCGATGGTAGTCTTCTATTAAGAGTAAATACAAATTCAGTAACCGTTCCTCAAGAAGCTGTTAATCCTGTCGGATACTTTGCTTATCCAACTTTTTTGCAAAGTTTAGACCCACAGCTTTTTATGGTTTTAGAAGATGGTATTAGCGGAGATGAACAGATTCCATATTATATTATATCATACGAACAGGATTTAACAGATTATATAAAATCACTTGTTAAAGATATAGATATATCAAATGCAATTGTACAAGGAGAAGGCGATTCGGAAGATAAAGTTATGTCACAAAAAGCAGTGACAAATAGCTTATCAAAACAAAAAAATGATTTACAAACTAAGATAGAGAATGCTATTTTAGGATTGACTTCTTCTACAATAGAACAAGGTAAGGGACAATCAACTTCTTCAACCATTTCACAAAAGGGAATAACAGAATTATTAGCTGAATTAGCAGAGGGTATACAAGGAGATACGCAGTATAGATATGCTGATAGACCTTCAGGTGGATACGAAAACTTTTTTGTAGATGTAGATGTAAATATAGCAACTACTAATAATAGCAATGAATCTGTTGCTGATTCTGTTAATTTACAAAAAGATAGATGTGTATTAGTTTTGCCAGAAAATTACAATCGTAGTGGAAAGCCAACAAGACTTATAATATGTGGTCATGGAACAGGTTGGAAATGTATATCATCTACAGCTAAACCGTGGGTTGGAGATTTAAATTTGGACTTATTCTTAAACGAAGGTTATGCGCTTTTAGGACTAAACGGGACACCAGGGGATTTAGACGGATTGGCCAATGGCCATAATGGAACGCCACAATGTTATAGGAGTGTTTTAGCAGCATACAAGTATGTTATTGGGAAATATAATATCGCAACAAATGGAGTTTTTACAATGGGCTACTCTATGGGAACTTTAATGACAACTCAAATTTCTTGCTTTAATGATATTCCCGTTTTGGCTCAAATAGTTTATTCCCCGTCTTTCCCTTTGATGAAATCCCAGTTTACTTTAAAATCAGCAGAAGTAAGAGAGAGAATGTGTGATAAGTTTGGATTTATTGGACAAAAACCAACTTTCACAAGTCAAAATCCTCCATCAGAACAAGAGCAACAGTACGTTCTTGATAATTTTGATAAATGGTGTGGATATGACCCGCTGATAAATGGAATGACAGGAGGAAAAGCAAAAGAAACCTTTAGTATTTGGGTTGCATCAAGTAGACTTTCAGATGAATCCGAAAAAGAGTTGTATGAAAATTTAGGTATTGTGAGAAAAATCCCTATAAAATTTTTCTTGTGTGATGATGATATAGTTGCAAGTCCAAGATGGACAGACTATATAACAACTATGATGAGAAATGCTGGTTGTTATTGCGAAGCGAGACATTATGAGACAGGTGGACATACAGCACCTCCAACTGCTGGAGATGATGTAGAGGTTAATACGTTATTAGGAGGAAATATGACAGTAAACGGCTCATCTTATGAAGGATTATTATTTTTAAAAAGATATGACTTATAATAAAGCTCATATTAGGAGATGGATAACTTTTATTGATAACTACTTTGTAATTTTTATAATTATCATCTATATTTGTACCACTTTCCTTATAAGAGCCCTCCTGGCATAAGATTAAGCATAAATTAATAATTAAAAAATTAATATTATGAAGGTTTTAAATTAGGCTGGGCGCTGGATAGCCCAGCCAGAATTACAGAAAGTAGGTAATTTTTTACTGGACACATTCGAGTTCCTCTTTGTGTTGGTGACTTTTTATCTCATTGGTTAGTCAATAGTAGCTGGAATAGCACTGACAGGATTAGATTGGTGTACTTTGTTGATTGGTCTTCGGACCATATACAAGTACTTAAAGTGAAAGATTAGGGGGTAGGTGCAAGGCTTACCCCTTTTTATATATGATTCAAATAGGGTGAAATTTTACTTTCGATAAAATAAGACATTAGTCTATGACCCTCCGTACCTGGATGTGTTCCATCCAATGTAGTTCCATCTAAAGCCCAAACGTAATATATCTTTTGCTTTGAATCTATATAAGGCTGTAGCTGAACACATTCTTCTGCAAGATTTATATAAGGAATAGAATAGTGTGAACAAGCTGTCTTAATCGCTTTTATATAATCATCAAAAACAAACGGATTAGAGTTTTTATTTCGTGGCTCAATGATATATATTATGTTTGCTTTAGGGCATTTGTTCAACAACTTATAAAATGTGTAAGCAAGTCCTTTATAGAAAGTTATACACTCCTGAGGAGTTGATGGAATAGAAGAAGGATCAAATTCTCCTATATCTATGTTATAAACATAACAATCATTCGCTCCAGCCATTATAGTTATTAATTCTGTATCTTCAGGTATTTCGTCAAGACGTTCTACTATCGTATTTTTATCGGAAGTTTCGTGATATGCCAGTGTTCTGCCACCTTGCGCATGAACCTGCTCTGCGTCATTAAATGGCATATTGTTTCTAGCTGCTATTAATCTGTACCAACAGTTTTCCTGCGACACATATGTACCATTATTGGGATATTGCGAAAAACTATCCCCTAATATGTGCCATATTTTTATATTTTTTAATCCATTCACACTAACATAGCTAGATACAAACTCTTTAAATCTATCTGAATTGGTAACAGTAACAGCATATAGTGATTGATAATAATGCTTACAGAATACATAGATACCACTTTCTTGAACTATGCCTGTTATAGTTTGCTCTGGGCCATTCTGAGTGCATATTATAATTGGAGTATAACTACCATCATCATCCTTTTTTGATAGAAGTGAAATACCATTTGCATCTAAACTATACATTGTAAAATGTATGCTAACAAAATCTCCTTTATTTAAAGTAACTTCTTCAGAAATACCTAACGATTTATTTTGTTTTATACCACCATCCTTATCAACGTAAGTACCCGCAGTAAATATTAAATTATTAGATGTATATGTCTTTTCTTTTACGAGTAACTGTTGCTTTAAAGAGCTGTAATTCTTTTTAATCGTTTCTGTAATTGGTTCTTCAGACTGAACAGTAACAATTCTTGCACTCACATCATCAATTACACCATTGGTTGTCAATGATAATGATGTGAATCTTTTTATCGCTCTTACAGAGATAAACTGGTTGACAGCATCTAATAAGTTTTGAGACTGAATTTGTCCATATAATAGTATAGCTTCTCCATCTTCGGTGACGCCATACAAGTTTGCATTCAATAAATGCGAATTAAGATTTCCGAAAAATCCAATCTTAAAATATCCTGTTTCAATAGGATGTGCCAAATTTATTTTTTTATATCCATTATTATCTGTTTCATTAGAAACAAATTGTCTGTGAGATATGACGACATTAGTTGTATATGGCTTATAACCAATTATAATAGACTGATACGCAATATTCAAAAATCCTGATATTGCTCCATCTTGATTCCAATTATAATCAACTCCCCATTTATCATCGCTGAAGCTGGTACCAACATATTTCTCTGCTACCCAGTTCCTTTCTTCATTCTTATAGGAAATTTCTAATCCTTCTTTACGTTCATTGATTGGAACTTGGTTACGTGTAGTCGCAGCATCAGTCTTCCACGTTAGTATCTTATTCCCTCCGGAAGATTCCTGAATGAAGTTGGCAACAGCCCAGGAACCTCCCTGATACTTCCAGGACTCCGGTTTCCCGTCTGAGTTCAGGAAGGAAACCTTCAGTCCAGCTGTCCTAAGTTCTGCCGGAACTTGCGCAATTCCATAAAATCAAGGTATTATGTTGTTATTTAAGATGCGGTAGAATATAAGTAGAAACAAGGCGACTAGCTAGTTATTTCTACCCATATTCTACTTCACTATGTCTTTTTACCCTACTCCATGACTTCATACTTTTGAGTAACAAACAATCAAAAGTATGACAAATTTATCCAATCTGTTTGAGTGGCTGAAGATTAGTAACCGCCCAAAACACCTCAAAGCAGGTATCATTATTTTTATCATCTGGATTGGCTCAGTCCTTCTTCTTACCACCATGACTATCCTACAAGCTGCATTGACCGGTGCAATATGCGTATTTGTAGCAATGTGTGCTGTAGAATATATTCAAAAAAGCATTGGTGGGAAATGGGACTGGCTGGACATTTTGGCCGGAATACTCCTTCCTATAATTGTAGTTTTGATTATTTACCTATATGGAGTTTTTAAATGATATCGTCAATACAATCAGTAGTATCCTTTCTTCAATCTTCCTCCCGCTAATAGGAGTATTCATGTTTCACGACGCACGGCGTAGAAAAGAGGAAGCAACAGCTCGAAAGGAAGAAGCAATTGCTCGTAAAGCCGAAACGGACAACATTACCAGTTATGCTGCAGAATGGAAAGAACTTTATGAAAAAAAAGAAGCTAAAGTACAAGAGCAGGACAAAAAGATAGACCAGCTTTATGCGGAAAAGAATGAAGACCGCCTACGAATTCGCGAGCTCATGGAGAAAAATACAACATTGGAGTTAGAGAATCAAAAGCTGATTGTAAAACGGTGTGACGTAAGAGGATGCGGTAAAAGACAACCGCCCAATGATTATTAACTATAAAAGCAAGTTTTTTATGACAACACAACCACGAGGCCTGCGCAACAACAACCCAGGCAACATACGCAACTCAGATGCGACAGACTGGCAGGGAGAGGTTCCTGCATCTAAAAAACAAGATAACACCTTCGAAGAATTCGAAGACATGGCCCATGGTTACCGGGCATTAATCAAGCTGCTGCAGAACTACCGCCGGAAATACGGATGCCAGACGATTGCCGACTTTATTAGCCGATGGGCACCCAGAACCGAAAACAACACATCAGGCTACATTTCACGCGTATGCCAGGAGATGCAGGTACCGACAACCTACGTCCCGAACGTGGAGGACAAAACGACCATGTGTGCCTTTGCAGCTGCCATTTCTCAGGTAGAGAATGGAGTTCCGGCTGTAATGGCAGATGTAGAAAAAGGATGGGCATTGTTATGAGAGCTTTAATCATACTTTTTTTCTTCTTTGTGTGTGGTTCGGTGTTTATCGGATGTAAATCCGGGAAGCACCTTACTTCAGACAGTCACACACAGATTATCGTGCACGACAAACTGGTGCCGGTATTCCGTCCGGCTGATTCCGCATCCATCCGGGCCTTGCTGGAATGCGACTCGAACGGTCGCGTCGTCCTTTCCTGGTTGGACATGGCACAGTCCGAAAACGCACGTCTACGGTTCAAACTGGATTCCATGGGTAACCTGATGGCAGACTTCAAGGTACCTTCAGATACGGTATTCATTCCAGGAAAAGACAGTACAATCATTCAAAAATCAGTGCAGACGATAGAAGTAGAAAGAAGGCTTACCCCATGGCAGAAGTTCTGCATGGTATTCACCATCGTAGTGCTTATTCTCTTTGTGCTGTTTGCAGGGTACAAAATTCGTGTAATCTTAAACAAGATATAATATGGCTATAGACCAGGTAGCAACCGTCGAGGTCCGCGTAAACGGTGAAGAAGCGAAGCAGGAACTCAAGAATCTGGAAACGATTGCGTCCGGATTAAAAAAGGAACTGGCAGATGCTTACCAAGCCGGTGATACATCTAAAATCAAGCAGGTCACTTCTGAGCTTCGGAAAACGGAGGCCCAGATTAAGACGCTGAAGAAAGATACCACGGCGCTTACCGAGGTAATGAATAACCTCGACAAAGCCACGCCTAAAGAACTTCGTGCTACCCTGACAGCCATCAACCGGCAGCTGAACAGCGGGCATATTAAGCGAGGTTCTGCAGAGTGGAAATACTACCAGCAGCAGGCCAAACTGGTGACGGCCGAACTTCAGAAGATAAAGACTGAAGTACAGGAGACAGAAGGATGGTTGTCCCGTTTCAACAACGGTTTTGCTAAATGGGGCGGCTTGTTGGCAACGGGTGCAGCCACCATCACGGGCGTGTCTATGGCCCTGAATACCCTGCGCAACAACCGCGATTCAAAGGAATCCTCCCAGGCTGAGCTGAAGGCTTTGAGCGGCCTGGATGATGAATCTATCCAGTGGCTTACAAAACAGGCCGAGCAACTGTCCACTACCATGGACGAGTCCGGCCTGCGCATCCGTCAGTCATCCGACGAAATTCTTCAGGCATACATGCTCATCGGTTCCAAGAAACCGGAGCTTCTGAAGGACAAGGAAGCCCTGAACGCCGTCACTATCGAAGCCATGAGACTGGCAGCAGCGGCCAAAATCGACCTGAAGGATGCCGTAACGGCCACCACCGTATCTCTTAATATGTACGGAGAATCAGCTGACCAGGCTGCCCGCTATGTGAATGTGCTGGCCGCCGGTTCCAAAGAAGGTGCAGCCGATGTTTCCGCTCAGGCTGCATCCATCAAGAATGCGGGTGTAGCCGCCTCCGGTGCTGGGGTGAGCATCGAACAGCTGCAGGGTACCATCCAGATGCTGGCAGAAAAAGGACTGGAGGCAGAACCGGCCGGTACCGCACTCCGTAAGTTCTTCCTGGTACTGCAGACCGGACCGGATGAAACCAATCCAAAGGTAGTGGGCTTGCAGACTGCACTCGAGAACCTGAACAAAAAGTCACTGACAGCGGCACAAATCCAAACCATGTTCGGCGAAGAAGCCTATTCTGCCGCCACTATCCTGATAGACAATGCGGATAAAGTACGCCAATACACCGAAGCTGTCACAGATACGAACATCGCCATGGAACAGGCTGCCATCAACTCCGACACCAACGAGGCTAAAATGGCACAATACCGCAACAGCATCAAGGAAGCCGGAATCGAACTGATGGAGCGGCTTAACCCATCGTTGTCACTGCTTACCGGCTGGACGACAAAAATCATCGTGGCCCTCCCTACCCTGATTGACTGGTTTATCAAATACAAGGCGGTACTGATAGCATCCGGTTCCGCACTGGCCGCATATAATATTGCGGTCAATGCGGCCACCATCTACACCAAAGCGTATAACCTGATAGTCAAGGTCGCAACCGTATCGACCAATGGATTTAATAAAGTACTGAAGCTGAATCCGGTCGGACTGGTTCTTGCCGGACTAACCGCCCTTGTAACATACATATCCACTAAGCTCATCCCCAATACAGACGCAGCTACAGAAGCACAGCGAAAGTACAACGAAGAATTACAGCGTACTCAGGATGAACTAGAGAAGTATAAAAGCATCGAGGATAGGTACAAAAATATCGATGCCCTGAATGGCCGTCAGCGTCAGCAACTAAAATCGGATGCAGAATCCGAACTGGCTATCATCGAAGATAAGTTATCAAAAGAAGTGATAGCTTACCGCAAGTATTATGATGAACAAAAGAAGATTATCGAAGCCCGTACCGATATAGACGAATCACAGCGTAAAGCCTTGCTTCACTCTCTGGACAACCAGGCAGAAGAAAAAGCTGAGTCCTTGCTGGAACTGGACAGACGGCAAAAGGAGCTGAAGAAAATAATCAGCTCCATACCAGAGGATAAAAATACGAATATCACTACAACCATTACAACCAACGAAAAGACAGTCAAAACAAACAAAGAAAATCCCCAGATAACAGCAGAAAACAAGCGTTATTACGATGAACTGGCCGATTTAAAACGTACCTATCTGGCCAGTGACGAGATGACACAGCAGGAATACACCCGTTTCATGGAAGACCTGGAGATGCGTCACCTCGAGAATATGATGGCCATCGCCGGACTGGAACCGGAGAAACGCCAGCAGATTGAACAGAAGATTCTCGAAGCACGAATCAAGTACAAAGAAGAATGCAACAAGCTGGATGAAGAAGATGCTAACAAAGCATCTGAAGAAGCCTTTACCCGCCTAGAAAAACAGTACCAGCTGGAGATTGAAAGTGTGACACAGAAGCATTATGCCGGACTTTCATCAGAACAGGAATACCGTCAGCAGTTACTCGATATTCAGAATGAATATTACGACCAAGTACTTTCTTCTTCTGAAATTTCCGAAGAAAAGAAAGCTGAGATTATTAACAAAAAACAACAGGCAAGCCTTGAAAAATCCCGTAAGAATTACGAAGAAAATCAGCGAAAGATAAGAGAGCAGCTTTCATTCGCACAGAATATAGGTCAGCAGTTTGGCGAAGCATTCGCAGAAATGCTGACAGACTCCGAAACGTCCCTGGGTGACTTCATGAAAGCAACCTTGGAAATAATCCTGGACAGCCTTCAAAAAATGATGATTGCATACATAGCTGAAACGCAAATGAAAAATATTGCAACCTTAGGTGTCATCGGACTAGCTAAAGCTGCAGCCGAAATTGCATTAATCACTGCGGCCTTCCAAACGGCAAAGGCTGTAATAAATGGCTTTGAAGAAGGTGGCTACACCGGCTCCGGAAGACATGACGAACCCAAAGGAATAGTCCATGCCGGAGAGTTTGTGGCCAACCGTTACGCCGTCCAGAATCCAGCCATCCGTCCGGTTCTTGACCTGATAGACCAGGCACAGCGAAACAATACCATCGGTAACCTGACTGCAAAAGACGTATCAGCCGTATTATCACCTACCAATAGAATGACAACAAACAACTACTATCAGACTGCCGAATCATCCAGTCAGGAATCAACGGCAGTCATGCTGCAAAATATGAAATGCATGGAGAAACTTCTCAAAAGATTAAACGAGCCGATATTTACCTATACAAAAGCGACTGGTAAAATGGGCGTGAATGAAGCGCAACAGTTAGTAGAAAAAATGAAGAAAAACGTTACACGAACAATAAAATCATGACACAGCTGTTTATCGATTCTAAAGAAGTGAAGTTACCGAGTGAATTTGAACTCGAACTTGTCACAGAAAATCCATACTTTACCAGAGTTGGCTCGTATACCTATGATATTGAAATAGACTTGCGAGACCCTGCCAATCGTGAGATATACAAAAATATCAACCGATTAGATGTAACCACCCGCATAAAAAACCGCAAGGCTATGCTGATTGTGAACGGACTATGTGCGATTAATGGCATTGAGGTAATACTTTCAATAGAATCCTATACAGCAAAGATTCAGATTATAGCCGGTAACTCGCAGCTGAATTATGAAGGTGGTGATAGCTGTATAAGACAACTCCCTTTTGATGGAATGTCAATATTACCCAGTGAGGCTATTAATACCCTCTTCGGGACTTATCCTGCCCACAAGGCCGTGTATACACCAATTATCAGCTATATAGACAAGGATGGGAACTCCAATATATTGAATATGGTAGAAGTTGGTGCAGATATTACGTTTACACGAGCAAACAATATCGCTCCACAATATTATCTACTATATTACATTGATAACTTATTACAAAAATTGGGGTTTACAAAAGGGAAAAACGAATTGGAGCAAAACGACACCTGGTGCCGTATATTCGTAGCTAACCCTTATAAAAATAGCAACCCGGGAGACTTGCTTCCAGACTGGACAATCAACGAATTTCTCGAACAGATAGAAGTATTCTTCAAATGCATTGTATCCATTGATTCGATAAATGGAGTGTACAATATAGTGAACATAGACCGGTACTTTGACAATGCAGGTATCATCTTTATCAATGAGGTGATAGAGGATGAACTGGAGAAAGTATATGACACCGATACGAGTTATTCGTATGCGTATGACAACGTAGCTTACAATCTTCCGAGTGAAGACTATTACAACTACCTCAAACTAAAAGATGGCATACGAGAAGTCTGTACGATAGAACAGAAAGATTCGTACAGAGACTTCAAAACTAACTACGACCAGTATTTTTCAGGCCCCTATCTGCTGACATCAACAGACTATAACCTGGAATACGTGGTCTCAGAATATACTATCAACGATGAAAGTGTAAAAGGATTAAAAATCGTAGACAGGTTGAGAGATGCAGGAGATACGACAAGTCAAAATAAAACTTCTTTTGATATTATACCGGCACAAGTAGATGCAATCGAAATATACAGTAAAACGACCAGCCATTACTTGATAGGGCCTGCTATAAAAAAAGTCCGTTCTGAAACGGAAAGCCAGGCAATCAATGACCTGATCAATGGCAACGCAGATGTAAAAGGTGACATCCCTGATAAATTATATGTCGGCATATATTACGGAGTCTGTGTAGCACTTAACAAGGGAACAGGAGAGCACGAAGAAGCGTACTGGGACAAAATGCCCATGTCATGCCATGATAATTATTTCATAAATAAACCTACGACCATGACCGGTTCACAATCCATACTGGAGCTACCATCATACTCTTTAATATTAGATGGTGATAATGGGTTGTTCAACCAGGTGTACAAAAGTAAAAGATCCATTGATACAACCTTGGAATATCATTTCAAATTCATTGCAGACAGGATTTATGAACTGAATAATATTTTTCTAATTTGCAACAAAAAATATTATTGCAAAGAGATACATTATAAAATATCATCAAAAGGCATTGATAAAATAGCTGAGGGGATATTTTATTTAGCGGACCAATAAACAAAAGTAGCTCAAATCAGATTACCCTTTCACTTAAAAGTTCCCTTCAAAATGTTTAGTCTCCTCATGCACCGTCATATCTGCCCCTTTCAGGTACTTATTGGTTGTAGAAATATCCGCATGACGTGCCTGATCACGGGCAATGACGATTCCTTCAGCGTTGGCCAAATCACGGATACCGGTGTCCTTCAGTGAATAGAACTGGTAGCTGTCCGGAAACTTCAGTTTTGCTCTGACCTTATTGAAGTAGTTCCTGTACACACGGGTGGTCACCTTCTCACGTGAGGGCTTGAAGCCCTTACCAAACAGATAATAATCATTGGGAGAATTAAAGACGCCTAGATCAAGCATCGACTTAATCAGAGCATCATTCAGTCCGACCATGCCATCCTTCCGGTTCTTGCTGATACTGGAGCCGATAAATACTTTCTGTTCCTTCAGGTTGATGTCAGCCAATCGGATATTGGAGATTTCATCCGGACGGATAAAGGTGTAATAAGCAAACTGACACAAGAACAGGAAATGTGGGTTCTCTTTTTGGAGATACTTCTTGAGCTTCTGAATATCCGGAACCGTCAGGGCAGAACGTTTCTTCTCTTCTTCTGCCAGCTGTCGAATCTTCTCAACCGGATTATGAGTCAGGTATTGCTTTTCCATCATCCAGTTACAGAGTGAAGACAACCAGGTACGGTAGTTATTCCGGGTTCTGGCCGATGAATCCCGGTCAAGCAGCACGTAATCCAAGAAGTCAGAGATGAAAGACTGGTCAATCTGATACGCATACACGATGGCCGGAATATGTTTGGCTGTATACTCCTCAAAGACTCGCAGGCGCTTCTCATAATCCTTCAGGGTATTCTCCTTAATGGTGCCAGCTGCATACAGTTTGCCCAGATATATATGATACCTTTGGATAATATCTATATACGGGGTGTATTGCCTGGAGTTCTCCACATTAGCCCAGGGATTCCATCCGGAACGGAGCTTTACATTAAGATTGGTGATGATTTCATTTGCCCGACGGCGACGGTCGGTCAGCTTGGGTATTCCATCCAGCATATACTTTTTCCGCTTCATTTTCTGTTCCAGCGGATCGTATGCCGTGAAGTCAATATACCATGTTTTACCAGTATGCAACTTGGGTTCTGTGTACGAAATTACACTCTGAATCGATGCGTTTTTTCTAAGTGATGAACACAT